CTAGAACTAACTTGTAACTTTCTTGTAGGCGAACTCGTCCCAATGCCCACGTTGATGCCACTTGCTGTGTACAGCGAAGTGGAGGTCAGGCGCATTTGTTCGGTGTTGGCGTTGGCAAAGATGACGCCATCACTACCTGTGTTACCGATGGCAACAATGTCGCCTCGCGTAGTTCCTGAAAGAACGCTTCCGCTGCCGTTCGTGTAAGCAGCGACAGGCAAGAACAAAGAACTGCTGGAACGCTGTAGTTGAAGCGTATCCCGAGCAAGCAAGTTCCCATTGAAGCGACCAGTTCCAAACGCCTCAAACAGTTCTGTGGCAACCCCGCCAACACCAAATCTCGTCCCATCAAACGTCAGCGCACTCCCCGTGGTCAGCACCTTTGACCCATTGAGGTAGGCCACTCCGTTGGCGGTTCCTCCGTTGTGCGTGACCGTCGAGGAAGTGGTCAGGGTGGTGAACGAACCCGTGTTGGGAGTCGTAGCACCGACAGTACCGTTGATGTTGATCGATGCCGTACCAGTCAGGTTCGTGACCGTGCCAGACGAAGGAGTGCCGAGAGCGCCGCCGTTGACAACAAAGGCACCAGCGGAGCCAACATTTACACCTAAAGCAGTAGCAACACCGGAGCCAAAGGCAGTAATACCAGTTCCACCATTGGCTACCGCCAGCGTTCCAGTGACGCCGGTAGACAAGGGAAGACCAGTAGCATTCGTAAGCGTACCGCTGGAGGGCGTTCCCAATACACCGCCGTTGACCACAACAGAGCCAACAGAGCCAACACTGACACCTAAAGCCGTGGCAACGTTGGTGCCTAAGCCAGAGATACCGGTGGACACAGGCAAGCCAGTGGCGTTGGTCAGCGTAACTGCGCTAGGCGTGCCCAGGTTAGGCGTGGTCAGGGACGGACTAGCAGCCAAGACGATGCCACCAGAGCCAGTAACGGTTTGACCAAGTGCCGTTTGAACACCGGTGCCAAGAGCAGTTAAGCCAGTACCGCCATTGGCAATAGCAACCGTACCAGTCACATTAGCAGCATTGCCGCTGATGTTACCGGTAATCTTGCTACCAGCCAATGAAGTGATCCAAGCAGGATCAGCGTAGCTTCCGGTGGTGTACACACCGTTAGTGACCGTAGATGCGTTACCAGTCAAGTTACCAGTAAAGCCACCAGAGGCACTAGCAGTCGTGAATGCAGCCGCAGCAGGCGTAGTTCCACCAATAGCCGTGCCATTAATGGTACCACCAGTAATAGCAACAGCGTTGGCTTCTTGGTTACCCAAGGAACCCACCAACTTGACAACAGCAGCGCTGCTGTCCTTGGTGTAGAGTTTCTTGTCAGTTACGTTGACAGCCAACTCGCCCTGCTGCAATGAACCTGCGGCGGGTACGGAAGAGGCTGTGCTACTGTTCTTGGTGATGATCGTTGCCATTTAAGCTCCGTATTTATTTTCGTACCATTGTTGTAACGGGCCTGCTACGTTACGAGGCGTTTCAGGCATATAGGCATTGTAATATTGTTGCACCGCAGCATAGTAGTCCGGGCCAAACTGCGGAGTGGTGCTTCCAATGTTAATGTCAGATGGAGGAACGCTTCCAATGTTTGTTGAAGTTCCGGTACCTGTTCCTCCAAGAGTTCCGCCCAAGTTCAATAAACTAAGCAAAGAAAGCAAGTCTGTTAAACTTAAGTTATTATTTGTCGTAGTTGTAGTGGTAGGTTTTACCGTTGTATTTGTAGTTCCAGCAGTAGAACCAACAACAGAACCTAAAATCTCTGTAGGCCTATCCGGCGTCTTATTGTGGCTCAATAAATCTTGACAGATGTATGAATGAGCATCGTTAATTGTGATGAAAACAACCGGGCCTTCTTCATATTGCTCTATGCTTTTAACAGCAAAGCCACTAACAATATCGCCTACCTTTAAGTCTTCTGCCTTCTTCCAGTTATCAACCGAAATAAAGAATTTATGGTTATAACTACCAATAAACTCAGTTCCATCAAAAACAATTTTAAGACGTTTAACAGATGGAAGAATCTCTTTGTATATTACAGGATAAATACCCCACTCAAGAGTGTTTTCATGCTGTGTTTTTACAAAGTCGCCTTCCTTCAACTCTCCGGCAGGCTTTTTGGTTCCATCAGCCAGCGTAACTAACATTTCAGGAGAAGGGCAGGCTTTGCGATCAGGAGTACCAGTCACTTCTACTTTTGAAGTAACCCCAGTAGAAGGAACTCCAGTAGGAACAGCGGCCCCTACTACAGAAGCGCCGGGTGATTCGGTTGTTTTTATCTTAGTTCCAGTCACCGGAACCTTTTCTACAGGGATTGTGCTTAGGCCCGTCCCCGCAAGAACACCCAAAACGCTCGGCGTTACTGTAGAAGCAGCCGTACCTCCTAGCGTACCTCCAATAACATTAACAGATTGGTCGTTACTTGTATTGGTAGAAGTATCGTTAGTTGTCGTATTGACATTTTGTAAGACAGTTCCTAAAGAACTTCCAAGTAACCCACCGCCGAGTGTCCCGAGCCCTGTTCCGGCTGTGTTACCAAGCACATTAACAGTTTGTCCTGCTGTTCCTCCTGTACCGGCGGTTGTTCCTGTATTAATAGTTGCTGTATTGCCTAATGTTGAAGAAACAGAGGATGCAGCAGTAACCGGATCAACACCATAGCTACTAGAAATAATATTGGCTATTTGATCTTGATTAAGACCGGCGGAAGCCAGTTGAGAAATATCGTCAGCAAGCGTTAAATCTAACGCAGTTCCTAAATCTGCTGTCGATCCAAGAGAACCTAATAATGCATCCGCACCAAAAGCAGTTGCACCGCCTAAAGCAGCGGCCCTCAAGGCAGACTCAAGATCGGCGGTGTTAACAAGATTTGTAAGACCAGCGCCAGCAGCAGCCGCGCCAGGAACACCTAAAGCACCTACACCGGCAGGGCCAAGAGCCAGACCAGTACCGGCAGCAATGGCGGCGTTTGCCAGAATACCTAATGCACGGTCTAGGTCAGTTTCTTCAAAGCGTGTGCTTAACTGTTCCGTGGCTTGTTGACCAGTAGGTGTAAATCCACCAGCTAAGTATGCGCCAGTAGGCGTTTCAATAATACCTTGGATTGATCCGTCGCCTTGAACATTATAAGTAACACCGTCTTGAACAAAGCTGCCGACGATTGCGTCAGCGAATCGCGGATCATTGGCTTTGCCACTAGCGGCTAAAACTTGTTGTGCCTGATCCTCAAGTACATTACCAGAACTAAATAAGCCTGAGAATTGTTGTGCTGTAGGAGTTAATCCTTCAGCGGCTTGGGCAGCTAAAGGCTGTTGCGTAGCAACCTGTGCCTGACTAGAAACAATCGGTTGAAGAGTCGATGCAAGAGATCGTCCTAATTGCTGATAAACCTGAGCAGTAGGATGTGTTAAATCGTCTTTACTAAACTCTGCGTTTTGTGTGGCAGAATACTTGTCATCAACTGCAAGACCGTACTGACCACCAACTTCTCTAACAATATCGGCATAAACACCAACATTAGGAATGTCTGGATTAGATGTAAAGTTAGGAGTCTGTAAAACAACTTTTTTACCAAGACTTTGAAGATAACCGGCAGCATCCAAAAGGTTTTGACGGAACTGTGCGGGGTCTTCACGACGATACGCCTCGTTCATCCCGTAGTTTAAAATAACTACATTGCTAGGATCGGAAGCCGCAGAGTATAAATTGCCGTTAGCAATTGCATCACCTAGAGTCGTAGAATTTTGGCCTCGGTTAATAATATCAACAGAAGAATTTAAGGCTTTACTCAGTTCTTCCTGAGCAGTAGTAACCATGTTCTTCTCAATCTGATTACCTGAATTGTAGCCCCAGGTAGTAGAATCGCCAAGGGCAGTAATCGTGATTGCCATTATGCTTTCCTTATGACTTCAAAGGTGTTGATCGTGCTCATGCTAGAAGCTGCTTCGGCTTCTACTCTAACTTCATCGCCTTCTTCTAATACGATGTATGCGCCACCATCAAACTTCAAGAAATTTGTGGGGCTTAACAAATATCCATCTAATACTTTAATCTCAGTAGTGGTACTCTTATCGTACCAGTACACATCAATAGTTTTATTGTTGCCCGTGTGGTTCACTATATAACAGAGGTTCCACAGAGCATAATAACCCGTAGGAACAGTGTAAACAGTGGTCTTTGTCGCGGCTGTTAGGTTGTTACCTACGGATACTTGTCTCATTCTTCGTCTTTCTTAGCAGGACGACCACGCTTCGGTGCAGGCTCTTCTTCTTCTTCTTCTTTGACTTCTTCTTCGTCTACTTTAACATAGTCAGGATGCGTCAGCATTGCCTTGATGTCGTGCTCAAACTCAAACGAGTACACTGAGCCAGAATATTTGCACATGAATTTCATTCAATTCTCCAATGACAAAAAGGGAAGACCCCCGTAGGAGCCCTCCCTAGTTGTTTACTTAGGCCGGAACAGCCAGAGCAACAGCAGCGCCGTCGCGCAGTTCGTCGCAGCCGAACAGAACGTCAGCCGTGAACAGCGTACCGAGGTACTCTTGCTTGTACTGGGTCTGGGTACGAACACCCATCTGCTCAACCAGAACAGCGAAGTCCTTGTGAGCCAGCAAGCAGATACGGGTAGCCGTAGAGCCAGAGGTCGTGTCAGCGTTAGAGGTCACGAACACGGGGATGCCGTACACGTTGCCGATTTCGCCGTTACGGATGGTGTTGTTACCACCCTGCTCGCCCACGAAAGCCTGCTCGGTGAAACGAGCAATGCCCATCAGGGTGTTGCGGGTAGACGGTGGAACGATCAGGAAACGACCGTCCATCGGCACATCCTGGTCGTCAAGACGCTGGATCGAACGACGGATAGCGGCGTCGGTCAGAGCGCCAGAACCCGTGTTGGAACCGGCCACATAAGCCGTCGTGCCGTCAGCACCAGAGAAAGCACCGCTGTAAGCAGCCGTACCGCCACCGCCTTGAACCTTGCGGCCCAGACGGATCAGGGTCGTGTCCACTTGACGGCCAAGAGCGTAGCCAGCGTCGTCCGTGTAGAACTGACGCAGCGACGACAGGGCCTGGGCTTCCACGATGTCTTCGATCAGACGCGAGTATTCCCAATGTTGGTCGATAGCAACCGTCTTCTCGCCTTCGGTAGCGGCGATCAGGGTCACTTGGCTGCCAGCGGCCTTGGCCGAAGCATCACCACGGGTGGGGGCGGGAATGTGAACGGTGTCACCCTTCTTGCCCTTGAAGTTCATCTTCTTGATCAGGTTAGCGGCAACAAGAGACTTCTTGTAAGCAGCAACGATCTCATCACTCCATACCTCCGGAATGAAGGTAGCAGCAGTCGTAACGGTAACGTTATTAGTACCTAAAGGCATTTGATTCTCCTAAAACAAGTTATTTATTTAACCCTGCCTTCAGCGTACGCAGCCATGATTTCAGGTTGTAAGGCTTCGTAACGGGCAGGGTCTGTCATGCGTAGCCGGATAAGGTCGGCACGGCGATAAACTTTCTTAGAAGACTCCCCGGTTCCACTCACGTCTACAGCAGCGGCTTTCATCTCGGTCTGTCGAACTTCCTTAGCAGCTGTAACCGCTTCGTTAGTACGAGTGCCTTTGATAGCCTTGAAGGTAGAAATCAACTCATCAGCAGCGTTAAAGTCGTACTGTGCATCAGCCAGTGCGTACATGTTCACGCGCATCGGAGAAGATTTAACCCACGCTGCAAACTCAGGGTCTTGAACCACATTAGCAAAGTCCGGATGCTTCTTGGCCAGTGCTGCTTGCGTCTGTAATTGACGCATTTGCATAGCAGCTTGCTTGGCAGCCAAAACATCAGGATGACTTGCTACAGCCTTTTGAACGGCTAACTTGGGGTCTTCAAAAAAGTCTAATTCGTTTTCTACTTCTGGAGGCTTCTCTTTCTTCTGAGAGAGTTGTTGCTTCAGTAGCTCATCAGCTAACCGTCGAACCTCACCAACCTCCTGTGCCTGACGACCAATGAGCTTTTCAGCCTCTTGGTGCATCGTCACAATCTCCTCAAGACTCTTACCCTTGTACTTATCGGGAATCTTGGGAGCTTCTGGTGCAGCGGCTGCTTGAGCCTGCTGTTGTTCTTCTACAGCTTCTAATTCGCTTTGCTGAGACAGGTCTTCATTTTCAATAAGAGCCATACCTAACCTTTCCTGCCCATACGGGTTCTAGGATGAATGTAATGCAATCAGGTTATTCGCCGTGAGAGGCGGCCTTCTTGCGTTCTTGTTGCTGTTTCTCCGCCCTCACACGCTCCCATCGGCTGTAAGCACCAGGGAAAGCCCCGGTAATGCCTTCTAGGTTCACGCGAGGGGCAGAAACAACGCGAGTAGCAGTAGTGTCACAATGGATGCACTTCACGCTACGGATACCATCGTCAATCAGTTTCTCGAATACGTGTCCGTCTTCGCATACGAATTCAAACATTCGTTTCATTCTTCTTCCTCCAACTGCTTAAAGACTTCCTCGCAGGTTTGCTTGCGTCGTAAGATTAGTTCAAGAATGTCCAACTGGCCTTTCCGGAAGTAAAGGTCTTGTGTGTCCGTTACCAGTGATAAATCGTTGATGCTATCTTTTAATCGTTGCAAGTCTTCTACTAAGTCAGTCCATCCGGGCTGGATGAAGAGAGTAAACTGATTCTCGTAATACTGTTGTAAGGATTGTTCCATTAAGGAATCCTTTGTTGTTAAAAAACAACACTATTGTTGTCTATACAGTCATTATACACGAAAAAGTGCTTGACACGCAATGTTTGACAGCGTATAATGAGTGTTTTTATGGAGGAAATTTATGTTTGCAGCAAAGTTAACACCACAAGACCATGAGAATCTTCGTCAGTGGTTTTTAGAAGGCACCGGATACACAGAATGTGCAAAACGACTTCAAAACAAAGTTACAAAGCAGCGTTTAAAACAAATTGCACAAAAGATGGGCATCGATG